AGTACTATAATCAGCACAGAGAGTTTTTCTTTGATCAAGGGTTTACAACATTCCAGGATCCTAGACTGTTGCCGTTACGTTTTCCTGTGGCAGAACTCGTTGAAACTCAACCTAGGGATCAGTTAACGGAAGCCATTTGTCAACAGCAACACATTACACAAGTTACCTTACAATGAGAACAGCAACAATAGTAATTAAAGATGAAGTCAACATCAAGATCGAAGGTCTTGAATTGGATGCTCGACGTAGCCTAGTAAACGCCTTCAAATATGACGTGCCCGGTGCCCGTTACTTGCCTGCGGTCAGACTTGGACGTTGGGATGGCAAGATAAGTTATTTCCAACTGGGTGGTAGCACCTATGTGAACTTGTTGCCAGAGATTATTCCCATATTGGAAAAGTTCAACTATGACGTTGAACTAGATGATCAGCGTGATTACTCTACCACGTTTACTTTTGAACAAGTAACCGAACAGACATTCAGTCACATTGTGTGGGGCAAGGGTCATCCCCTAGAGGGCAAGCCAATGCAACTGCGTGACTATCAAGTTGAGATCATCAACAACTTTCTTGAGAATCCACAATGCATCCAGGAGATTGCCACAGGCGCAGGCAAGACAGTTATCACGGCAGCATTATCAAATGCGGTGGCACCGTATGGTCGTACTATTGTTATTGTGCCCAACAAGAGCTTGGTAACACAAACAGAAAAAGACTACATCAACATGCAACAAGACGTTGGTGTTTACTTTGGTGATAGAAAAGAGTGGGGTCGCCAACACACCATCTGTACCTGGCAAAGCCTAAATGTGCTGTTAAAGAATACAAAAAATAGTGTAGGCGATGTTACCATTGGTGAGTTTCTTGAAGATGTGGTGTGTGTGATTGTAGATGAAGTACACATGGCCAAAGCCGACGCACTCAAGAGCCTGCTCACAGGTGTAATGGCCCGGATACCCTTGCGCTGGGGACTCACAGGAACCATACCCAAAGAACCATTTGAATCGCAAGCACTTAAATGCAGTCTGGGCCCGGTTATTGGTCGGCTTAGTGCCAGCGAACTGCAAAGCCAAGGTGTGTTGGCACAGTGCCACGTAAATATTGTGCAGTTGGTGGACCATGCTGAGTTTACCAACTACCAAAGTGAATTAAAGTTTCTACTGGAGGAATCCGGTCGACTAGATACCATTGCTGACCTAATCCGACAAGTAAATGCCACAGGCAATACACTTGTGTTGGTAGATCGTATTGCAGCCGGACAGGGCCTAATAGAACGCCTGGGCGATAACGCTGTAATGGTATCAGGCGCAACCAAAGCCAAGGACAGACAAGATGAATATGATGAAGTGGCCGTGGCCGACGGCAAGATCATTGTGGCCACATATGGTGTGGCCGCTGTGGGTATCAATATACCCAGGATTTTTAACCTGGTGCTGATCGAACCTGGCAAGAGCTTTGTGCGAGTCATACAATCGATCGGACGCGGCATTAGAAAAGCCGAAGACAAAGATCATGTTCAAATCTGGGACGTGACCAGCACCTGTAAGTTTGCCAAACGACACTTGACCAAACGTAAACAGTTTTATCGCGAGGCCAACTATCCGCATACTCAAGAAAAACTGGAATGGAAATAAAATTAAAATGACACACAGATTTGAATTAGGTGATTGCTTTGAATTACTAAAAACTATTCCTGATAATAGCGTGGATATGTGTTTAACTGATCCGCCTTATTTTATTGACGGCTTAGGCGACAACTGGAATACTGATTCTATTAAAAAACGCATACCTGGCAAGGAAGGCGCAATACCTACACTACCGTCAGGTATGAAATTTGATCCCAAACAAGGTCGCAAGTTTGAAGAGTTTATGGGCCGCGTTAGTGCAGAAGTGTTTAGAGTTCTCAAACCAGGCGGATTCTACATTGCTTTTAGCCAGGCAAGACTGTATCATAGATTAGCAGTGGCAGTTGAAGACGCTGGGTTTGATATGCGTGATATGATAGGGTGGACCTACAATGGCCACGGTAAAGCATTTAGTCAAGATCATATTATCCGCAAGCAAAAGGATTTAACTGAAGATCAAAAGAACCAACTAATCAAGCAACTAGAAGGTTGGAAGACTCCACAACTAAAACCTATGATCGAACCCATGTGCCTTGGACAAAAACCATTTGAAGGTAAGTTTATTGATGTATGGCGCGAGTATGGTGTAGGACTTATGAATACCAACACGCTGTTCCGCGGTGAGTATCCTGGCAACATTATAAACATTAGCAAACCCAGCAAGAATGAAAAGGGTGATTACAACGATCACGTGAGCGTAAAGCCGGTAGAACTATGCGAACATTTGATTAAACTGTTTACCCAACCGGGCGCAACTGTATTAGACCCGTTTTTAGGTTCAGGGACTACCTTAGTAGCCGCGGAACAAACAGGTCGCAACTGTATTGGATTTGAAGTATCCCCCAAATATTTTGATATCATTAAACAAAGATTTAACGATACACAATAACAATAAAACGGAAATAAAGTGGTCGCATTATTTAAAAATAGAAAGTACAATAGCAGTATGAGAATACTAACCCTTGACAATGCTCCTTACGATTTAGATCACCTGCCTGAAGAAGTAGATGACATGCGTTTTGCTATATTTGATAACAGCGATCCAAAAGATCCTGACTACCATTACATTCCTTTAATATTCTTAGAAAGTTTTACAGCGCCGGCCCTGGTCTTGCGTGTTGGAGAACACATAATCCGTATGCCCATGGATTGGCAAATCCTGATCGGCGAACCAGATCTTGGAGATCTAGAAGTGCTGCCGTTGACATCGATTAATGATCGAGGGTTCAAAGCATTTCAATTCAATCCACTCACAAGTTTCCGTCCTAGTTTTCTAGACATAGAAATTGTAGATGTGTATCAAGAGGTAACCTGGTATGCCCCTAAACTTAAAAATGGACAAATGTTGTGTGTGCCAGTCAACAACAGCGAAAAACCAGACTGCGTGTATTTTGTCAAAGATATCAGTAGAAACTGTGAAGTGATTGATTACAACCGGGCCTGGTAGTGGACAAACTCAGCATACAAAATGAGATGACTCAATTTGATCGTAAGAACAGAAAATTCTACGACGAGCTCACAGATGAAGAACGTAAAAAGTTTAGTAACTATCTCATGATACGCTGGGGAAGTGCAGTGCAAGGCAGTCGAGAGCTACAGGAGTTTTATTTGATCAGTTGTAACGAGCGATTCAACAAACATTTCTTTGCTATCAACCGCCATCCTCGATTGCAATGGTTGTGCGCCACTACTGTGAGTCCCGGCATAGGCACGCACAGACATCAGTGGATCTCTCCTAAAAAGAAAGAGCCCGGTGCCACTGGCATACGAAAACAACTGGCCGACCTGTTCCCCAACATGAAAACCGATGAGATTGAAATCATAAGTGCTATTACAACTCAAAAAGAAATCAATGCTTACTTGCGAGAACTTGGTCAAGAAGTTAAAAAATGACCTACGATTGTCGCTATTGTAAAAAAAGTTTTGTTAAGGAAACCAGCTTGGCTGTACACATGTGTGAACCCAAACGGCGATTCCAGGAGCAAGACGAACGTGGAGTACAGCTGGGCCTGCATGCCTATCTCCGGTTCTATGAACTCACACAAGGTTCAGCCAAGTTAAAGACCTTTGATGACTTTGCGGCCAGTCCATACTATCGGGCATTTGTAAAGTTTGGTAGATATTGCGTGGCAGTCCGGGTCATTAACCCACCTAGATTTACGGAATGGCTGTTAAAGAACAACAAGAAGATCGATCACTGGGCAAGAGATACCATGTACACCGAATACTTGATTGAGTACTTGCGTGTAGAGAATGTAAACGATGCCTTGGCCCGGGCCATGGAGTTTGGCATATCATGGTCAGAACAAACAGGAAGTCCGGCCGAAGATTGCCTGCGCTATGGCAACACCAATGCCATGGTCTATGCCGTTACAACTGGTCGCATCAGCGCCTGGATTGTGTACAACTGTGAAAGCGGTCAGAAGTTTTTATCAGACCTGGATGCCTCACAGATAGCCATGGTCTGGCCCTACATCGATAGTGACATATGGATGAAAAAGTTTTTGGACTATGTGTCTGATCAGGAATACGTAAAAGAAATGCTAAACAAGGCGGGCTGGTAATGAGCGCAGATATTGACTTAGACTTGGCTGATAGAGACCAATTGTTAAAATTAATTAAAGACATTCCTGCTCGACAATTGCATCAAGGTCAAGTACGTCGCCATAACAGTGGTGTGTATGTTACTGACATTCCGTATGATCCTGTGAATGGCTGTGCGGCCATTGATTACGAAACTGCTGAAAAACTAGGATACTTCAAGATCGATTTGTTGAACATGAGTGTTTATCAACTGGTCCAAAGCGCAGAACACTATCAACAAATGTTGGCAACAACTCCACCCTGGAGTCGACTATGGACGGATTCAGACTGGGCCAGCCAACTGGTTCATATAGGCAACTACACTGAACTGCTCAAGAGCATGCGTCCTGATTCGATACCCAGGATGGCAGCTTTTATATCTATCATACGCCCCGGCAAGGCACACTTGCAAAATCAAAGTTGGGATCGGGTATTTGAATCGGTGTGGGACGGTGATGACAGCCGTGGATTTGTGTTCAAAAAAGCGCATGCCATTGGGTACGCAGCTCTAGTAGCACTACATATGAATCTATTGAATTCTTCTCACTAAAGTGATGCTCTTTCTCTTGCTTTTCTTTCGAGCCATTTCGCTCAAACTGCAAACTGGACCATGCAGGATTTCCAAGTCCTTGTTGGTAAAGGTGCGCAGATAGGGCCGAAAAAGATTCCACTCATTCTTGAGGAATATGTTTATGGGTATGCTACGGTTTGACTCCCACCACCACACATTGGCCAATTCTAAAAATCTTTGTTTTTCGCCTAGGCCTTGAATACTGCCAAAATCATAGATAGTGGTTATAGCATCATCTTGATTTTGTATGATACCCACGTATTCCGTGTTGGCATACACGCACAGTGTTATAAACGGGTATTTTTCAGCTAGTTTTGCAAACAAATCATGATTCATCTTAGGGATATTTATGGTTTGGTTCAACCGGTGGTGCCAGAATCAATAAATAGAGTGTATGTATTCCACCCAAGTCTATCTTTATCAACAGCTAACTCGAGTATTGTTAATGGATACTGGTGGTGGGGAAACTTTTATCTATAGGTATGATCCTGTGTACGCAAAACGACTAACAATTAACAAGGGTGTTGACAATGTGATCTTGTTTGAATTTGTCAACCAAGAGCAAAAACCTGTAAACATCACGGGTAGTAGTTTTGTGTTCCGTGTGATCAACACCGAAAGCAACAAACTATTGTTGCAAAAACCCATGACCGTACTGAGCGCGGCCACTGGACGTGCCAAGGTAGAATTTGATGGATCGGAGTTGTTGGAAGTTCTGGCACAACCAGCCAGCTACAGCATACAACGCACACAACCCGGTGGCGGCTATTCGGATGCTGTGTTTGTGGATGCACAGGCCGGCGCCCGAGCACCCATTGACATTGTAGACAGCGTATTGCCGCAATATGTTCCAAGTGCACCGTTGACCATACCCAATACAGAACTCAGCGCACAGTTCAGCTATGATGGCAGTGGTTACGAAAATTATCCCAACAGTCCTTACTGGGCTGGCGGCGGAGCAGGTGGGGCTGGCGGAGGCTGGAATAGCTATGTCAACCCACAGTTTGTCAGCAGTTTTATTGAGCCACGTCAAGCAGTGACCACAGTGCAAATGGATCTAGTGGGCTACACCGGTACAATCAAGGCACAGGCCGCCGACAATTATCAAAGCATTTGGTACAACATTTCAGATTCAGTGACCTATTTTAATGAAACTCGGACCATACACTGGAACATAGTGGGTTGGTATCCCTTGGTTCGTTTGGCATTTGACAGCAGTCTGTTTGCAGTGCCTTATTATCAAAATCAGGTTCCGGCTCGTGCCACAGCCTTTGTGGAAGACGGCGTTATAACCAGCATCTCCATGCAGAACAGCGGATCGGGATATGCAGCCAAACCTTTGGTCACCATTGTGGGCAACGGCGCAGGCGCCAGAGCCGAAGCCATATGGGATCCAGCTGCTGGTGCAGTCACAGGAATCACAGTGCTGGATGGTGGCTCTGGATATTGGCGTATACCAAACGCAGCCATCACTGGCGGACAATATCCAGTGAGTCCTCAAAATCAAGGTGCCGCAGTGATCATCAGCACCGGTTACATAGAAAATCTCCTGTACCGATAACAGTTGATTTGTTCCAAAAATCCTGCTATAATAGTAGCATGATTGATGTGGTTTCTTTTTTACCCGGCAAGCGAAAACAAACAGCAAGTGGTTGGATAAGTTTCAACGCACCCTGTTGTATTCATCGCGGCGATAACCAGGATCGTCGACAGCGTGGCGGCATCAAACCCAGCCCAGATGGATCTTGGTCATATCACTGTTTTAACTGTGGCTATACTGCCAGTTTTGTGTTGGGTCGTAACTTGACATTTAAAGCTCGCAAGTTACTGGAATGGATGAATGTGCCGCAAGAAGAAATTGAGCGCATGAATCTTGAAAGTCTCAAACACAAGAGCATAGAAGGTCTACTGGGTGAACGCCAACAGGTAGTAAATCAATTACAAAATATTGTGTTTGAGGACCGTGACTTACCGGCAGATACACAACCACTTAATGCTGATGGTGAAGCATATCTGCGCAGTAGAAGCCTGCCCGCGGACTATCCTTTCATGTATAAAACCATGCCACGTCCTGGTATTGTTATTCCGTTTACACATGACAATCAAGTGGTGGGGCATACTACCAGATTCTTAGATGATCGCGTGCCCAAGTACATACAGGACATACAGCCCGGTTATGTGTTTGGCACAGACCTACAGGGAGCCAACTGGCAGTATGCCGTTGTGGTAGAAGGTGTGTTTGATGCACTCAGCATCTCGGGCTTGGCTGTATTGCATGCCGACATCAATGAAGCACAGGCAAGACTAATACGCAGTCTTGGTAGAGAAATCATTGTGGTACCAGATCAAGATGCGGCAGGTATGCGACTAGTAGACCGTGCAGTAGAACTGGGATGGAGTGTAAGCATGCCCGACTGGCCCGCAGATGTCAAGGATGTAAATGATGCTGTGATTCGTTGGGGCAAGTTAGGCACACTTCTTACAATTATGCAATCTAAAGAAACTAGTAAGATCAAAATTGAATTGCGTAAAAAACAACTATTAAAACAGTTTAAACACAAGAATGTTTAGATAAGTTAGTTATACTATAGATTGTTTTGCAATCAACACATGAATATTTTATTTGCGAAGAATGAGTACCATTTGCAATTTGAATTTTAACCGCCGCACTTACATTTTGACAAGTTTGATTAGATCGAGCCTTTCCTAAATTTGAGTTACGAGATTTTTCTCGAGTCTCAGCACTTACTACTCTATTATATTTGTGAGCTTTTTGTTTTTCAGTTTGTTTGATTCCTAGTTTTCTGTTTCGCATTTTAGATTTGGATTCCTCTGTGCGTTTTTTACCTTTGTTTGCTCTTCCTATTTTTTGTGTAATTAATGCTATTTCGTCTGGACCAAGTTGCATTCTCTGGCCAATCCGTAGACATGCACCATGCTCTCCCTGTGCATAATGTATATCAAAATGTTCTTGAATCGTAACACACTTAAGATTTTCAATATTATTATTAGTGCGATTGCCGTCGATATGATGTATTTCGTAGGTTCGACCATCTTCGTCTTTTGGAATAGGTCCGTGATGATTTTCGTAGATTTTACGATAGTTAGTAGTTGATTGATAAGTAGTCATGCTGATTGCTCCTTCAAGCGTTAGAGTAGTTGGATATCTCACTATCGCGAACTACACCTTTATTTAGTCAATCGAGTTGTATTATCTTACTAATTCTGCTACAATAAACAAACAAATAATGGAAAATATATGCTTAAGGATTACGGATTAGATATACAAAAATTATTTTTGGAAATAATGCTGTCAGATGCGGTGCTTTTTACACGACTACAAAATATTTATAACCCAGAAAATTTTGATAGAAGTCTTAAGTCGGTTGCAAAATTTATAGAAGAACATGCAGATCAATATAAAACTTTACCAACCATTGATCAAATTACTGCAACCACTGGGATTAAACTGTCTATCCCATTGGATTTAAATGATGGGCATTATGAGTGGGCATTAACTGAATTTGAGGCATTTACAAAAAAACAAGAACTAGAACGAGCAATTTTGAAAAGTGCAGATCTACTTGAGACTGGTAATGAATTTGGACAGATCGAAAAACTAATCAAGGATGCAGTTCAGATTAGTCTGACCAAAGACATGGGCACAGACTACTTTGCAGATCCACAAGGTCGTATCAACAAGTATTTTAATTCAGGCGGACAAGTAAGCACAGGTTGGCCACAAATGGACAAGATCTTGTATGGTGGATTCAGTCGTGGAGAACTTAATATCTTTGCCGGC